TTTTGGGAACTCAATATACCCATCGGTTATCATTATACATACTTCCGGTAGGTTGGGTAAAGTATTATTTATATACTCAAATACTGCTATAGAGCTAGAACCGCCCCCACCTTTTGGTTTAGTAGAGTTAACTAGACCCGCGTAGTTATCCTCGCGATACTGCTCATGAGATGCCACATCTGTATCCCAGTAGAGAAGGTCAACCTTCTCTGGAGTTGTATTGTCGCATATAGCCACCACCTCACTCAAGGCTTTGGTAATCGCCTCGTCATCAATAGAACCTGATGTATCAATCGCAACACACATAGAGCCTACTGTTTCGCTAATCTGACTGGGCATATAGATATCTTGAGAGAGCCACCGTCTGCTTGGCTTTGCCCATGTGCTATCACCTTTGCCAGCGCAAGTTGATGATACGAACTCACGCAGTTGCTCACGCCAGTCTACTTTCGATTCCATAAGAGCCTCGAAGTTGCGGTCAATATCACCGCCTTGTTTACCTGCCAGCAGTGCGCCAGTGCGGACTGCGCTATCGATTTCACGAGATAACTGTTCCCTCTCTTCGGGCGACAGCGACACGGCATCTTGCCACTGATGTTCATCTAACCCTTCGGGTAATCCTTCGGGTAATCCTTTACCACCCTTACTCGCACGGCTTTGCTTATCGCCGTACTGCTTCTTGAGCTTGGCATATACCTCAGCGGTATTCATACCGCGATACTGCTCATCGATACACCCACACGCAGGTAACTTAATGAACTGCCCACTCTTATCGATGTCTTGTATCTCAAGGTTAATCACAAAGTCACACGCGGCATTAGTAAGCTCGTGGTCTTCCTCGAATAGTTTCTGCCAGATAAAGAAGTGCTGGTAGAGTTTGTGCTTGGCTTCATGCAACACAAGACCGCGTAACTCTTGGTCAGTCAAGCCATCTACGAACTCACGCCCATAAAATACATCACGTCCATTGGTAGCGGCTGTGTCTATGTCATCGGTAATGACTGCCTTACCTACCATAATAATGCCAGAGTAGGCTAAGGTGCGGGTGTCTTGCATCAAAGCGATGTGGGATTTTAAGATTCTATCCTCAGCAGTTAAATTGCTCATTATGTTCTCCTATTATTTGTTTATTAGCGTGGTATTTCTTTAAGGCTAACGACCTTTTCAATCTTGTAGCTTCTGTTACAGGAGGTCTGTTTTTAGCAGCGTCCGACATTTTTTGCTTAGCCTCCTCAGTAACTACTTTGCCTCGATGCTTGTCTCCTATTTTTTGTCTTGTATCCTTTGACACAATCCTCCCCATATACTTTAATTTTATTTCGTTAGGTCTATTCTTATGAGCCTCAGATAGCTTTGCTCTAGTTTCTTTTGTGCATACTCTGCCTCTCAAACCCTCGGATATTTTGTTTTTAGTTTCATTAGAGTGTTTACGTCCTATATTCACTTCTTTAAGTTTAGCTTTTGTTTTATCAGATACTACTTTACCTTTCTGAGCCATACTTATCTTTACCCTTGTGGATTCCTTACACGGTTTACCTACGTTCAATGACTGCATATACCTAAGGTGGTTTAGTTGAACCTCTGTAAGAGTTCTACCCTTAAGAGCGTTAGACATCTTTCGCCTAGTTTCCTCTGATTTTAATACTCCTAAACTACCCTCTCCACCTAAAGATATGTTATATCCGTTAGGGGCGATAGAATTGTATGCAGCTATATACTCTACTTCTTTATTACACAATTCTTCCCAGCTATCCGTCTCATATAATACTTCTAGTATAGGGTTACCATGCTTCATAATAGCTGTAGCGATTAAACTTTTTGTTGACGGTGAGGTATGAGCTGATAGTCTTTTTTTGGCTGACCTACTAGATATACCTATATAGATTTTATGTGTAGTGGAGAAACTTATTTTATATAGCTGCATATACCCTTCTCTAAAAGTAGTGTCCGTGCAAAACGCACCAGTTCGTGAATGATTTATTACGTACAGCTATGTCTCTTTTAGGGGACTTACCGCTCATCACAGACATAGCAAATAACGCTTGAGCTTCTTTAGGTAACCTATTTATATAAGTCATCACATTATCAAAAGACTCTTTATTAACGTTGTGTAGTATTTTAGATACTACTAAACATACCGAAGCACCGTTAGTTGGAACTAATGCTTCCAATGGAGTGTCTATTATATCACGGTATGTAGGTAATGTGTTATCTAACTTGAGGATGTTCATCATGTCCATAGTCGCACGCTCACCAATCACACCAATAAGCGCATGGTATAGCACGTCTTCTGGTAGGTGACGGCAACGCTTGAGGATATTACTTGCCGCTTCCATACTACGCGGTGTAACGAACGCAGGGCGTGGAACTCGTGGGTCGTAGATGTACTCGTTCTGAGTTGGTTTCTCGTAGTCCTCGAAGGATGCGAACATAGACGGATACTCATTAGCCGTAGCAATAACGACAGGGTCAACACCTGCACCCATAGCAAAGCCAAGACGCCACTCTTCTGATGTTGGTTTGCGTACCTTAACCACGTCCACACGGTTTCTTGCATGAGGTGGTAGGTTGTCGCCGATACCCTCTGCTGATAGGTTGGTTGTTGCAAACACGATGCTACCCTCTGGCAAACTATGTGTGCCTAGCTTACGCTCAAGCATTAGTCTAAGACACGCATTCATCACAGACTTACTAGCCTTGCCTATCTCATCGAGCATAATAATCACAGGCTTATTGAGATGAAAGCCAAACTCTTCGTTAGGTATGAATGAGCAGACAGACGTACCGTCTAGCTGGCGCACCTGTGGTACAAGGAAGTCACCAACATCCTTAGTTGTGATGTCTACATAGCAGGTTATGTGGTCGGGGTGCTGTTGCTGTAGGGATTTAAGAATAGACGACTTGCCTATTCCCATCTCGCCTTGTACTAGCACGGTGGTTGTGTCGCCGATTGCATTGATAAGGTCAATAGCGTTCTGCATAGTAATTGAGCTGTATGGTTTCATTGTTCTTCTCCGAATGTTAATTTATAAGTTGATGGCATTTGTATTGATGTTACTGAGTGGAAGTCATCCCAGAATGGTTCTGTGGTATCGGACTCTGCGTATTCTTCTTCGATATCTTTGTCATCCTCACCCACTCGAATGAAACGGTATGCACCTCCAGCCTCGATAGTATCCTTGTATAATTTAGTGAGAGCTTTAACATCCTCGTAGTTGTCATACCACTTAATATCCTCTGCGTGATACATAGCAGACGCATCATCCCAAGCGATACGCGAGAAGTTTTCTCTGTCATTTTTAAGGTTCTCATCTAGCAAACGTGGTGCTAGATAGTTGTCGAGCGTCTCTTTATCTTTAAAAGATATTACAAATGCTACTGTGCTACGGTATCCCATCTCTATCTCCTAGTTCCACTTGTCGAGCATAGCATCGACATCTTTTTTAATTTGTACCCTCATGAAATCGCTCTGTTTTATGTCCTTCGTATCAATACCCATGATGGTATCTTCGAGACGCTGGCGCATATCCTCCAGTTGCGTGTCATTGTTTATATTGAGGTGACGCAGTAACTCGCACAGCTCGGACGCTGATGAATACACGCTGTCGTATATCTTACCCTTTGTACCATCGTCGTTAGTACGTAGACCAAAGCTCAGTTGAGTGAGGCTGTCATATAACCTATCCCACGCATCACGATTAACCTTAGCGATGTTGTACTCATACATCTCGTCATACTGACGACGTAACTCAGCTACCTCCTCTGATTGAATGTCTACACGGAAGTCACCTGACTCTGGCACAGGGGTGAAGTTAATCCCAAAGCTAAACTTACTGCGGACTTTGTCCTCTTCGGGGTACTCGTCACGGTCAAACAACTTACCTAATTGAAACGCCGCCGCTGATATCTTAAGCCCGTACTGAGGTAGGAACGCATCGACCTCATCCCAGAACTTGCGCTCGTAATCACCCATAGCCCGCTTGTACTCTAGGAAGTAAGCCGTAGTCAGCAGACGCTGACCGTTATCATTCCAAGGGGATGTGTACCTTGCATGGTAAGTGCGAGCCTCACTCGCAATCTTTTGTATCTTGGCTAGGCTGTCATCACCTGCCAGCAGGTTCTTGTGGTAGTTGCCTGCCTTTGTCATGGTTGAGTTAGCTGTGTCCACATCCTGTGATACTTTCTTGTCTAGTTTTCTAGCTGTCCAGATGCTGATGTTTAATGTGCATAGCATTGCACTGTTTGAGATTGCCATGATGTTCTCCTGTTTGATTCCGTACTTGTGTACGGATTACTTAATAATTTCGTTTATGAATGTTGTATCGTTGTGGCTGTAGCACAAACGACAGGTGTTGCATGAGCCGTGACAGTTGATGTCAGTCATATCAGAACCTCTAGCGAACGCAGTGAATACTTTGTCGAACCCTTTAGGCAGTGCGCTCACCTTACCTACTATAGGACTGCTATAGATAAGGATTAAATTGTCGGGCTTACCTAATACATTAAGCACGCGCTGTACAATACGATAGCGTTTAGTCCACAGTGTGAAGATGGTTCGCGGGTTAGCTAACGCAATGCGCAATAGGTTAATAAAGTGCATCATGTTAATGAGTTCACCATAGCTTGCGAACCGTGCAATCTGTTTATTGATAGCGGGTATCTCTTGAGGTAGTAACTCTCTCTCGGATAAAAACAAGTTGCGCTTAAACGCTTCCACTATGTTGGGTCGTAGCTTTTCGTATCGTTGTGCGTAGCATGACTTGCATACGCTGTCTTTTTTCTGCATGGCTTGGCAGAATGGGTTGGTTGATGTAGGTGTGTTGATGCTGATGATGCCAGCTAGTTTGCCCGACCCTTGTGTGATGTGAACTGCGTTCATTGTTGTATCCTCATGTTTCGGTCTGTGTTTAAGGTGCATTGCACCCCGATTCAATTTGCAATCCCTTGAGGGGATGACTCTTTACTACTGTGAAATATTATACGCCTATTGGTAGGCTGTGTCAAGTGTTTGATTTATATAGGGTTTACCAGTCTTCTATAATTACACTTAATTTTTTTCTAAACGACTCGTAGTCGTTAAATGTGTAGAATGTATTATTATCATAGTGGTCAATAATAATAAACAAGTTACCCGAATAATAAAACTTAATCTTTTTATCGACATCTGGTTTGTTTGCCATTATGTAATCGAACTTGACGCCGTCCAACAGTTGTTTTTTGTTTATTCTAATTTTCATATCTTTTCTCCTGTTATGTTTTGATTCCGTACTTGTGTACGGAATTGGTAAGTGGTAGAGCCAGCAACTAAGGATTACAAACTATATAGGCGTCACTCCTCTACCCTCCAGCGTTTTAGCCCACCTCTGGATGGGGCGTTTAATTATAGCCAGTCTGGGTATTCGCGGTTCGTATACTGCAACAAGTCAGCCTTCTCTAACTGATAATACAGGCGGTAGCTGAACACCGCATCGTCACTTTTTAAGTACTCAGGCATCGCTTGAGCTGGTGGTGTATGTAGTCCATCTGGTACGTAGTACGCAAGATATCCACGTATGGCATTGTTTTCTAGCATTGCAAAGCTCTTGTGGTCAACGCCGTGGTTGAACCTATGTTTATACTCTTCGTTTAGTGCATGAGTTAAGTCATACAGCCACAGCGCGTTCTGTAGTGAGTGACCAGCCCATAGAGTGCATGGGTGGTTTTTATGCGTTGACTTGTACGGTGTGCATTGCTCGCCGCGTGCTTCGTTAATAATGGTGCACAGCATCTGTGCACTTTCGAGTATCATCTTCACTACGTGTTTATTGCAGTGGTAGCGTGCGGCGGTTACTGGGTTGCTGTCTAAATAAAAGATGTTCATGTGAATCTCCAGTGTTGTTATGTTGTTGTTTTTGTTACTGCATTTCTCGACTTCTGGGTAATATTATACGCTAGTTTACTTCGGTTGTCAACCCCTGTATTTTTAACTGCTCAACGTCTTATCTAGGAACAGTTATCATGATGTTGCCGTTGCGTAGTGTTTGCTTGTGTCCTTTTATTCTCTTTAGCTGTATGTTAAATACGGTTACTGCATCCTCCCATGTGTGGCACACGGTGGCTTTATTCCCACGCCCCATGCCATGCACCGTGTAGGTGCTACCTTCTATGCGTATGTTTCGCTCTGTGCTCACCGTCCAGCGTCTTGGCTTGCATTCCGTACTTGTGCACGGATTCTTCTTGGTTGCCTGTGTTGGTATTCGTGTTAGTGTTGCCGAGTTCACTGGCTCTGGTTTTATATTCTCCCATTTATAGTTGAGTGGGTTTGCGTCCCTGCAGGGGTATGCACAGGGTTTATTTGTCTTTGGGCTTATGTTGCGTATGCCATAGGGTTCGCACAGGACTTCTTCTTGTATGCGCTGGATGTTATCTAGTCCACCTGTGTAATCAAAACGACCTCCTGCGCCCATGTAGAGGTAGGCAATGGCTTGTGGGCTGTATGTCGTACTATTTAGGCTTACACGCGGGTGCGTCACGCGCTCTCTAATATAATAGGCTTTTCTAATGGTTGCATGGATGGATGTCTTGTCTGGGTTGCGCTCGAGATAGTAGCGTTTGATGCACTGTGCTCTTAAATCGTCGTCTAATAGGGCATAGCCGTCCGTTGTGTACGTATGCCACCCTTTGTGTAGAGGTGGGTTGTTCTTGGCTCTTAGCGGCAATCTATTGAGGTCTAGGCGTTGCGCTCTAGGTTTTTTAGGTTTTGCATGGGTGTAGATTGCGCTTTTGTCTGCACGAGAGCCTTCATTGTAGGTTATTTCGCCTGCATCGGGGTCATAGGCGAGCTTTAGGTGTAGGTATGCCTGTGTTAGTGGTTCTCGTGGCTTGGTGTCTTTTACGGGTGCGTGTGCCTGCATTAAAGCATCTAGGGTTTTTTTAACAAAGGGTTTTACTATGGTGATAGTCCCTAGTGTTTTCTTATGTTCTACCTCGTACTCGTAGTGAGTCATTGCATACAACTCGTCATAGACTGCATTGGTTTTATCTCGAAGAGCTACCTGCGCAAGGTGGGTTTTTTCTTTCTCCGCTCGGCGGATTTCTAATTTGTTGGGGGTATTGTTTATTGCACGAGAGTATGCTAGGAAGTCTTTGTGGTAGAGGCGGTTGAGTCGGTTGGCTTCGAGTAGGGCAATTCTCATGGTTGCATAGGGTATTTTTGCTTGTTTTGCTAGGTCTGTTGTTTTCATGGGATTTTTGTTGTTTTTTTGGTAAAAAGGGAGGATTTAGGGTCATTTTACACTCCGAATTCCCGAAACGCAAGGGGGTAAGTAATTTACGGGCGTTGATTAAGTTTTTTTAGCGCATATAGGACGCGGCGTGTAGAAGAAAGTGTTATGTGCAGTTATATTTATTTGAAATTTTGAGAGAGAGCGAGAGGAGGCGAAAATATTTTTATAATTACAACCATACAACGTATATCACAGGGACAAAAATACACGAAAATATATATATTTTTTTCTTATATATATTATTAAATAAATAGTAGTAGTAGTAGTAGTAAAGACTAGAACCCTTGCATTTTAGGTGCACGAAAAAACTTTTCTTAGAAACGGACTTTGCAAAATTTCTGCAGAACGGGAATTCGAATCGACGTAAACTAGGTGTAACTTTTAACTTTTTTAAAGTAAGTTTGGTAAACTAAGCGTAA